ATCTGTAAGAAGAATTACTGAATTGGAAGAAGCTGTTGATCCATCTGGCTGTGTTGTATCTATTTGGGATACGAAAATTTTGGTTGTCATTGTATTTCCCTAAAATATTTGGCTCATTGTATTTATATTCTTTTCAAAAGGATGAAAAGCTATAAATAACAGTGACCATATTTAATTTGGTCACTCAAAGGTGTATAAGCATTGATTCTAGATTGTTTATTTAAACATAATCAGTTCAATAGAGATTTGAATCTCTCCGCTTATTCTCGCCTCTATCTCTCATCTCAAACAAAAAATAGAAGTGCTGACCTTATAAACAGAGGATTGGTATTACTATAATCATTTTAACAAGAGGTATTCAAATGGATAGACCTACCCGTGCAGAAAAAAGAATGTCAAGAAAACAAAAAAGAACTGAGGAAAAAACTGTTATATCAAATGGTTTAAAAATAAAAGCTATTAAACCAAAAACAACAAATCAAGAATTAGTTTTTAAAGACTTCACAAATGGAAAAAATTTATTAATCCACGGATTACCAGGCACAGGAAAATCATTCATATCATTATATCTTGCACTATCAGAGATAGAAAATTTTAGAACATATCATAAAGTAATTATTATCAGGTCAGTTGTTCCATCCAGAGATATGGGATTCTTGCCGGGAAGTGCAAAAGAAAAAGCAAAAGTATATGAACAACCATATCAAGAAATCTGTAGAGAACTATATGGTAGAGGTGATGCATACGATATTCTTAAAAATAAGGGAATCGTCGAATTTCAGACATCATCTTTCTTAAGAGGCTTGACATTAGACAATTCTATCATTATAGTAGATGAATGTCAAAATATGACATTCTCTGAACTATCCACAATCATCACAAGAACAGGACAAAATTCTAAGATTTTATTCTGTGGTGATTATAGACAAACCGATTTGAAATATGATGATGAAAAGCAAGGTATATTTTATTTCATGAAAATTCTAAAGAACATGCACAAATATTTTAGTTGCATTGAATTTGTGGAAAATGATATAGTTCGTTCTGGTTTGGTTAAAGATTTTATCATCACAAAAAACAAATTTGATAATAATCTCTATAAAATGGTGCAAATGAATGTGGAAACCGAATTCAAAAAAGAAGAAAATCTTTCAACACACTGATAAAATTATCATTGAAAAAGTTGAACAAATAAACACAGACTCCGGTAGGTTTTATCAAACTCCTACCGGAGCCAAGTATCCATCAGTGACAACTGTTGTTGGGATGATGACGAAAGATGCTATTATGGAATGGCGGCGACGAGTTGGTGCTGAAGAAGCAAACAAAATTTCTTCTAAAGCTGCTTCTCGTGGAACTCGTGTTCATAAAATTTGTGAAGAATATATCAATAATGAAGATGTTTTCGATAAAAAATATAGTATAATTGACCTAGAAAGTTTTTCTAGGTTGAGGAAAGTTATTGATGAAAAGATTGATAATGTGCATCTTCAAGAAGTAAGATTGTATTCCGACTATCTTGAGATGGCTGGAACAGTCGATTGTGTTGCTGAATATGAAGGCAAACTTTCTATTATCGATTTTAAGACAGCACTAAAACCAAAAGAAAAAAGTTACATCACTAATTATTTTTGTCAAGCAGCTGCTTATGCAATCATGTATGAAGAAAGAACTGGCATACCTATTTCTCAGACTGTAGTAATGATTTCTGTTGATGATGAAGAACCACAAATTTTTATTGAAAAAAGAGATGATTATGTTGGCAAGTTGCTAGAAGTTCGCAAGAAATATAAAGACAAATATGGTATTTGAGTTGCTTGACATATAATAATAGCTGTGTTATAAATATGATGCTTAAGTCGTTGAGGCGTAAGGAATAGACAATTCGGACTCGGGGGCAGTACCCGACCAGTCCACCATGGATACATTGGTCCTCGCATGACCGTACCGATGATAAGAGCAAAGGTCTCTAATATTGTCACCAATGTATCTTTGATGGGCTGGAAATAGGTTCGACGGGTTGTAGTAAAGGTACGAAGAGACTAAAAGCAACGTTTAGATGCTAACGATAATGCACTCATTGAGACTCGCCTAGCGGCTTAAGTTTCACGGGTATGAGCACCGCCTTGGAACAGAATGGGCTCACTTTTTAAAAGGATTAATTATGAAAATTGTTAATATTAAAACTCCATCTGATTTTGTTATTGAAATTGAGATGATTGTGAAGAATAAAAATTGTGAATATATGGATGCTGTAATTTTATATTGTGAAAGTCATAATATAGAAGTAGAAACAGTTGCAGCTTTGATTAAGCATAATGCTATTTTGAAAGCAAGACTTCAATATGAAGCTGAAAATATGAATATGATGAAGAAAACAAATAGACTTCCTATCTAAGGAGTATATTATGGGAAGAACAATAAAGACAGCATATATTGAAACAGAAGTTGATGTTGACCTTGATGATTTTGATACAAATGATATCGTTGAATATCTAGAAGAAAAAGGTTATACTGTCATGAAAGGAATTAATCATTCTGCATATGATAACTTCAAGGATATGGATGATCGTATTTGGAAACTATATCAAACATGGAAGCTTCCTTGTAATGAAAATGATTTCTGGCGTGAGATGCACTCTTTCTTCTCCGATTATTATAACAAGACAAGTGCATAATGACACCCTTTGAAGCATATAAACAATATCTTGCTGTTAAACAACATTTTACTCTTCCATCTTATGATTATTTCAAGTACAATGGTAAAGTAAGAGCAAACGAATCATCTTTTGAAAGTCGTAAAGACAAATATATGTTTTATAAACTTTCAAAGAAGGAAGATTTATTTAACTATCTTGTTGCTAATCTTTCAGAAAATGCTAACATATGGGTAGGTGATTTGCTTTCAAATGAATGTGATCTTACTTATAAAAAGTTTCTACTACGAAAAGAATCATTGACATATATCTTTAAGAATGATATAGAAGAGCTTCTTGAAGATTTTGATTCTAACTTCAAGGTGGAAGATGGGGAATACCCTCATTTACTAAAGCTTCTTATTCGCAAGAAGATACATAAAGAAACATTTATTATTATTAATCAGTGTGTTGGTTTCTTTGATTCTTGGAATAAGAAGATTCTTGATCCAGTTCTTTGGCCTACAATAGAATTGAATTGTATCAAACTTCGTCTTTTTCTAAACATAGAAAAAGATAAATACTGTGGAATCTTGAGAGATAAATTTTCTTGATTTTACATACATCGAACAAACAATCGTAAACACATCGTACATATGGAGATAACTATGACTAACTTTGAAGCACTTAAGAGCAACCGCAAGTCTCAGTTTGATAAGCTCAACAGCGAGATTGCCAAGATTAATTCTCCCACAAGTAACAATGAAGATAATCGTTTTTGGAAGCCTGACATTGATAAGGCTGGAAATGGTTATGCTATCATTCGTTTCTTGCCAGCACCTTCTGGTGAGGATGTTCCTTTTACTCGTATTTGGGATCATGGATTTCAGGGACCGGGCGGATGGTACATTGAGAAGTCATTGACTACTTTTGGTCCCGGTACTGCTGATCCTTGCACTGAGTATAATTCTCAGTTGTGGAATTCTGGTATTGAGTCTAACAAGGAAGTCGTTCGTAAGCAGAAGCGTCGTTTGAGTTATTATTCAAACATTTATGTAGTTTCTGATCCTAATCGCCCTCAGAATGAAGGCAAGGTCTTCCTTTACAAGTATGGTAAGAAGATTTTTGAGAAGCTCAATGAAGCTATGCATCCTGCTTTTGATGATCAGGGTCGTAGTCCAGATCATCCGCAATATGATCCTTCAAATGCATTTAATCCTTTTGATCTTTGGGAAGGTGCAAACTTGAAGCTAAAGATTCGTAAGGTTGATGGATATCCAAACTATGATAAGTCAGAGTTTGATCGTACTGGTCCTCTTGTCAGAGATGATGATGAGCTTGAGAAGATTTGGAAGTCTGAGTATTCACTCACTGAACTTCTTGATCCAAAGAACTTCAAGACTTATGATGAGTTGAAGAAGCGTCTTGAAAAGGCTCTTGGTCTTGCTGTTGATAACAAGAAGACTATGGTATCCGATTCTACAGACTTTGCTCCATCGCCAAAGATGGCTGCAATGAAGGAAGCACCAAAAGCTTCTAATCCTTGGGATTCCGCAGAGGAAGACGACGAAGACTTGAGTTTCTTTAAGAAGCTTGCTAAGGACTAAGGAACACCAGCTCCATAAGTATCTCCATATAATGCTCTGTCTATATGAGATGATTGTGGAGCTGTTTGTACTGCACCCGAAGTTCTGGGCAGTGAATTTTGCCCAGAACTTCCAATATTTGGGCTATTATTATTGTTGTTTATAATTACAGCTGTTGGTGCTGCTTGATCAACTGACATACGTGCAGATTGTTGATTGAATACTTGCTCTCTTCCAGTTGGAACTGGTGAAACATTAGCTGCAGTTGGTGTAGCATTAAAAGCGTCTTCACGTTCTTGAATTACTCTACTCGTCGATTGTGGAGTAAGAGCTGTTCTTGGTTGTGTTACTGGCGGTGTAGTTGGTGTTGCTGTTGGTGTGGTTGAACTACCAAACATAGATTTGAAAAAACCTTTAAGACTATCAGGAATCAAATCAGAAATTAAATCAACAGCTTTGCTTGGCAAAGCTTTAAAGAAATCCCAAACGCCGCTTACTACTGAACTTATAGAATCACTTACTTTTTTGACAAGATCAAACGAAAGAACATCTGCAACTGATTTTTGAAGATTATCAAATAATGCTGTTGCAGTATCTTTTAAATAATTGAATGGCGTAAGTACAATATCAATTATTGAAAAACTATCCCACCATTGTGAAAATGCTTTGGTAGTGTCAGTAAATTTAGATGTTATCCAATCTTTTATTGAACTAAATGTTCCAATCATGTCATCAATTGGATGAAAATCTTTCCACCAATCAGAAAATGCTTTGGTAGTGTCAGTAAATTTAGATGTTATCCAATCTTTTATTGAACTAAATGTTCCAATCATGTCATCAATTGGATGAAAATCTTTCCACCAATCAGAAAATGCTTTGGTAGCACTAGCAAAAGTATCAGTTACATATTCTTTTACAGATGTAAAAAATTTAAGAATAGTATCTGTTAGATTAAAATTATCTAAGAAATTACGAATGGTTTTAGCCATTTCTGCACCACCAAAAAAATCTACTACAGTGGCTAATGCTCTTCCGACCCATTGAATAAGAGCATCTGGTATTGCATAAACTAACTTTACTATTCCTTTGATTATATCACCAGAAGAAAAAGCATCAAATGCATCCGTTATATCTTTAAATAATGTGCCAAATGCATTTGATATAGTATCCCATACACCAGATATTACACCGCCAATTTTTTTGCCTATAAATTTTGCACCATCTACAAGCATTGATCCAATATTCATTATAACATCAACAATTTCTTTAAAAGAATTTACCAATATATCATATAAGTCAAATGAATCAATAAATTTACTTAATTTTTTTGCTAAGTCTTCAAATCCAAAAAATTCAAGTATATATTCTGCAATTCTCATCAGTCCTCTAAGTATTAATTCAGGAAGTAAAAGCATTGATCTTGTAAAAGCTTCAAGAAATTTTCCTTCAGCAAGAGCACCAAATATTTTACCAATATTGTCAAAAAAAGATGCCCAATCTTCTGCTTTAAGAGACAATAATATTACTTCAGCTGCAAGAACATATGGATTTAATAACATAGTAAATCTGCCAAGTTTTAAAAATATTCTTCCAATTGAACCTAAAAATTCTCCGATTGGACCAAGCATTTTTAAAAGACTTCCAGCACCACCCATAATACTCCCTAAAATTCCACTGAGAAAACCACCTTCAGCTGGCTTTTTGCCGGGAGTATTATCGTTTGCTGGTGTGCCTA